TGTTAATCCGGCAATACTTCAATAGCCCATGAAGCCCCTAAGATTACAAAGGGGGCCGGTTCAAAAAATTCAAACTTAGCAACGAAGGCTTGTCCTCTCGGAATGACACCTAACTTTCTCCATAGAGTCCTAAATGTTCTTTGTCCAATATGCCCCATGGGAGCTGCTACCGAATATCCATAGCTTTGACCCCCATCCTTCGAAATAGACATATAAACCACTAACTGCTCAGGATCAAAAATAGGAAGCTCTTGCTCTAAAATAATGTCGTCCCCTGCTTCCGTCTGCAAAGTAAATCCATTCTCGGTTAATAAATCAAATTCAAGGAATGTGGGTTCAAGTGTTGCAGGATGACCCTGTAATAAATCAACCTGTAATCGATCTATGCGTATGCGCTGGTATCCAGGTGGTACGACTGCACGCGTAATTCTCATGCGCCGAATAAATTCACCATTATTAGTAAAAAGATCATCATCCAGCCGATAAAGAATGGGGCGCCGATAATCTCCGACATAGTTAATACCATTAAAATAAGCATGAGTTTGTGCGGGATGTCGGTCGCCATTTAATACCTCTTCTTCGTGCCAATACTTATACATGTCACTTTCAGCATCGAAAGAAGGCTTACTTTGACTGACGTTATTAACATAGGTGTGATTGGCAAGCGTGAAATTCATGCGATAAAAAATGAGGCCATTTTCTTTCACTAAAAATGCGCGGCAGTCTGCTACTTGTCCGAGAGACGCATATTGCGCTAATTGAAAGTCCAGAGCGCGCGTACTTGCGGGTATTGATTCTGTTCCGCGAACTAACATCACAGAACCCAATCCATCTTTATCTTGTGACAAGAAAAGCATGACATCAAAGCCCACCGCAATGCTGCCTATAGCGGGAGTGCCATATTCCATCAACAATGAATTATTGCGTCTGAATGGAAGATTAGAGCCAATCCCTTGGTTTTCCCATACTTCAGTAAAGTTCTGCGAGAATAGAAATAATCTTCGGTGTAAAGTGCGGCATGCAACAATTGTGCCAGGATGAGAGGTTATTTGACCCTCCTGTAACTGTCCGTTATTGGTCAAACTTCCTGACCCGCCCGCAGCAGATGTAATAGCTGTACCACCATCTGTGGCTGATACCGTGATGGTAGTTGGACTAACAATGGATTGTACGTAATAGATGGTTCCAGCAACTAATTCGGCTGGTAAGCTACCGCCAGAAAACACAATAGGCGTGCCGACTTGATAGTTGTTAATGCTTCCGCCAGTTACAAAGGTAATGACAATATTGGGTGAACCCGCAGCCATTGTGAATGTGCTTTGCGTACCGCCATTATCCGGCCCCCAAATCAATCCCTGATTAAAACTGGATAATTGAAATTTATTGGTATCGCCTTCCGCTACAACAAAGAATCCATCCAGGTAACAGACATCTAAAGGTTTTGGGGTAAAAGAGGGATCAGTAATGGTTGTGAAAGTTGATGAAACCGTATCCCAAATATAACCATGCTCGCCGTTTACAAAGATAACCTGAAACGTATTTGCATCAATCCCAACAAACCCAACGCTATTACTTATTGTGCCTAATAAGGCGACCACATTCCCTGTCGTGACCCTAAATACAGAATTCCCAACGACACAATATTCATTGGTTAAATTATTAGAAGGCTGCTTAAAAATAAATTGTCGACGAAAACCACCGGTTGCCGCACCAAAATCTAATTCTTGGTCTTCAAGGCCAGAAGTATTAATCAGTGTCTTAGGTTTTTTACCAAGCGGATCAATGTATTCAAACATATTAACCGAGCGCTCAGCGTCAATGCTTGTGATTCGCTGGTTGTTATAACTTCCAACAATGTCAAAGTCGGTCGTCTGCGTCATTAGTAGCTCAATATATTCGGCCAGTAGAACGGCTCAGGTGCGGTCAAAGTTACTGAAGGTCTAATCGTTAAGTCTGTCTCATTGGCATTCTTGAAGGTGTTGTAATAGTCCAGATATTCATCCTCATTTTGTTGAGGCCAATTTCCTGAGGGGTAGTAAGCTAGAAATTTTCTGGCTAACGCATATTTCAAAAATCCATAATAGTTAGGCGGTAATTCCCCTAAGGTTTCTTGCGGACCTAATGAATTAATCATGGATTTAACTTGCAGCTTAAAGGGGTAAGGCTGATCAGGTACGGGGTAAACCGTAACAAAGCTTTCTTGCGCTTGTTTATTCAAAAAGATAAATCCAGGACGCGCCATGAGATTATTTTGTCTAACTACGCCCCAATATTGGGCTTTATTGATGATGCGCAATGGGTAAATTAAAGCAGTCATACTGGCATTTAAATTGCCTTGATAAGTTGTGATTACATTAATTGGTATGCCGTTTGTGGTTAATTCAATAGGAATACCAATTAATGCATTCTGTTCTGTCAATGCGAGCTTTAGCGTCGTTCCGTTTAAGAAAATAGTGTAATAGGTAACACCCGCAACTAGTGGTGATGGAATCGTTCCAAAGGTATTAATTACGACAGGCGTACCGGTTGGAAAAGCCACTGTTGAACTTAATGTAATGGTATTTGTGACCGTATCAGCCGTGAAATTAAATGAGATTGGATTAGATTGCTGATTAATCCCTGTTCCCGGAACCGTATAATTTGCATAGGTTAAATCAACCACACGATCGGCTGTGATATCTGTACCCAAAATCATATCTGAAATTGAATAAGTATCTTTACCCACAATAAATGTGTGATCGAGTGTCGTTAAAAAGGGAATGTAAATACTATCGGATGAAAACTTATCTAAGAGTTCATTGATTAAATCAAGCCCCGTCTTAAGCATAAAAGCATCGGGGGTTTCCGATACGCCCAATTCTCCCAATAGAAACAATGAGTTAACTATAACATCATTTGTCGTCCTGACAATTTGCGCCATCCCTGCGCCCCTTATGTCGAAATTTCTTTAAAAAAATCGACATACCGCCCTGGTATGTCGATTGGATCGACAAGAGCTATTTAAGAGTCGTCGCCTTCACCATCAACGGGAAATGCAACCTTATCAAGACCTTTGGTAAGTGATTTACCAAGTTCTTGCGCATGAGCGCCGTTGTTGCACATATAGGCGTTAAACTCCATTGATTCACCCTTTAGGTTTGGGCTGCGGCCTGCATATCGTGCTTGGTCGTTTTGAACTTTTTTAACAAAAGCATTTTTAGCGCTATGTTCAGCTTCCAATCGGTTGTGACGAACATTCGCGATCGATGCTTCCTTTCCGGGATTTCCGTCGTATCGGCTTTTCATGATTAATTTCCTCTTTACAATTTGGATGTTTAAACCATTCTCCACTTGCCACTAACCTTTCACGCTCCTCAAACGTTACAACACGCATGGGGTGCTCTTTGTGATAAACGCAAGCTAGCGGCATTGAATAGTTCCTTATGACAATAATTTAACTGCGTATTGTGGGTGCCATTTAAAGCCGCACAAAATGTCGATACGCATTAAGTTTTGGTAACCCAAGATGTCCCCTGTTTGAGTGACCGCAAGTGACAATCCAGTTTCAGGATCGATTGCAACACTTGAGTAAGGCACTTGAAGTTTGTATAACGGCGGGCAAACAATGTCCAATCCACGTGAAGGATAAGCAATGTTCACGTTATAACTTGGAACCATCGTCACAACTGCATCATCAGGAATAGGATTGCTCACATTTTGCAATGGACTTCCGGTATCGCTGATAATGGTCGGATTGACAGAAACAGTCAGTGCACCGCCACCGCTTGAACTAGCCGGAGCAGTGACCACAAACTGCATGTTTTGACCCGTTGAAGTGCGTGACAAAGGATTAACACTTGATACGCCAGAAACCGAGATCAAATCCCCTGGTAAGAAATAATTAGTTACGGAGATAGTTGCGCCATCCATCACTAAGGTATTCCCCGATGAAACAGCACCATTAATTAACAACGCATCGCCAGAATGTAGCAATGGTCCGGCACCTGCAACGTGTCTAACAATATTTTGGGATTGGAAAATGTCGAAATAGGACAAGTGACCAATCGCTGATTGTCGGACGATATCTTCATTGAAGACAGGTGTGAAGTTGTTCAAAAGAGCCGATTTAAGGCTTGATCCGTCTCGGACGGTCATAGCTAAGTAAGCATCAGATGAGATATTAACGCCCATTTCTAAAAGCTTGGCACCGGCTAAATCGACGGCCTGAAAACTATTAATGGGAGTCCCAGCCGTACCCGTAAATAGGTAGAGTTCTAATTCACCGGCGGAACAAATATCACTTTCCATTTGGGAAATGATGTTTTGAATTGCAGGTTGAATGAACATGCGGGAAAAATCTTCGATCCGTAAAGATAAATCTTGTACGGTATAGGCGATTAAAGCGTGATATTGATGCGCGACAGTAATTGTTTCGACAGTCTCGATAATATCTTGCGGTACGGCGGTAGAACCGTCACCAACAATAAAGTTATTTTGTCTGCGAACTTGTAAGGTATCACCGATCTTATATCCTGAGTTCTGGAAATCGTCTTGGTAAATTCTTGAAGCTGTCATAACGAAAGGTGCATTGTTAGCGAACATCGCCAACGCGGTATTTGAAACTAATTGCGTATTAATAAATTGATTAGGCATTGCCCTGTCTCCATTCCATTGGTGATAGGCAACTGGCTAAAGCTATAGGCTATTTCCAGCTACCCGACTTCATACGCTGCCGGATACTACCGACAGGAGTTTTATCTGTGACCGCATGAGAGTTAGAGACTGGGTTGCTTTTGATTTGTCCTAGAGGACGGGTTTGGGCAGATGCTTTTTGCTCACCACCACTAATCAAAGCGTGCGACAGTCTAGCCATCTCACTTGCTTGGTCTAATGGGTGGAGTTTGGAAATACGGTGTAGTTCTTCTGGATTCTTGCCAAGCTTATACAGCACCTCTCCAGAGCTTCCAGAGCCGCTGCGAGGGAGTGTTACTGCATAATCGCGCATTGATGTGGTATAAGGCGTATCTCGGCCAAACACTACATCATGAAAGTCATCGTACTTATCGCCAACGTTATCAAGGTGTTTTTGAAACTCTTGATACTGTCTTTGTACATGCGCCTGACTTTGCGCTTCATGCGCTTTGCGCTCTTCCATATCCCTATGGTTGAGGGCATAGCTCACGGCCTTGTGGATGTGATCTTCTATCCCGCCGCCTTGCGGTGGCTGATAGGGATTCATAGACTGATCTTGTGACGTTGTATTGGGCGGAGCCATCCTAGACTCTAAATCGCCAATCCTGGCATGCAACTCACGAACTTCCCGTTCGTGGGCTCTCTTCTGAGATTTCAACCGTTTAGAGTGCGTCCCTTGCGTATTGTCGTTTTCTTCACCACCTTCTGCTTGCGCTTCAGGCTGCGAATCATCGACTCCCATACTGTCATTCACACGATCACTAAGAACATCCTGTTCTTGGCTTGAATCATCACGAACTTCCATTTTCGTCTCCACTCGGCAAACTGCCCGTAGGTATTTATGGCGCCCTAGTCGCCCAGCAAAATCCGTATTGCTGTTATGGAAATTTTACACTCTTAGTTTAAATATTCATCTACACAGGTATAGGTATTGAATAAAACAAGCCTCTAGGCAGAAGCTTGTTTTTGTGGGTGATTGTGTTTATGTAAATCTGTGAGCAATTTTGCAATTTCAATATCTGTTCCATCGCGGTGCTTCATATGATCCATACCATGGGTAATACGCGCTTGCTCAATATCGGCCTGATGCCTATAGACATCCATTTGCGCATCAAGTTGCGCTTTCTGAATTTTGAGTTGAGCTTCTAATTGCTCAATTTCATTCTTTTCTTTCTTCAATTGAAGTTCTTGCGCTTTAATTTGCACAGACTGTTGCTTGGTCTGAAGCTCTTGTTGCTTCATCTGAAGCTCGGCTTGCATCATCATTTGTTGGGGATCAGGCTTAGGAGGAGGTGGTGGTTTTCCTTGTTCTTTGGCCAAGATATCTGGCGGCACAAGGGTTTGGAAGCGTTCCTTAATGGTCGGCATCTGCTGGAGGTCTAATTGACTAGCCCAGAGGTCGGCAATTAATGGGAATGCTTGCGGGAATGCTTGGATAGTTTGAGACATGAATTCTAAACTGATATCTTTTTGTACAGCGAAGCTTGGCCCACTATCAATCTCAACATCAAATTCACCGCCATCTAATGTATTGTTAATCTTTTGATTATCGCCATCGCCTACTGCTTGATTCATGACAATAGTATCGGTTTTCCCATCCTTTTTAGAGATGTTCATCGAACGCTCATCTTCGCCAATGATAAAAGGCAATAAATCATTAACAATCCTACCGCCTTGCTCAATAGCTTGATTGAGATTGTCGAAGAAT